TGTATTATTTTGTTTTTGTGATAATATTCCCAGTCATCTCTATAAAGTTTTTTAAGTGTAAAAAATATAGTCATTCTTGGTATTTCATCGTCGACCATACGTCTTATAAGAGATTTTAGTTTCATATAATTAGATGGTTTTTCATAGTCAGATTTAGCTAGCTTATTTACTGTAGCCCAAGAGTAATTGTTCCAAGATTTATAAGTTTCATCGTTTATAAATTCAGGCTTTTTTATTTTTGGTACGTCTTCTATTAATTCATAGATTAAATCAATTTTGCAAGCGATACAATAACTGTTTACCATTTCGCTATTAAATACAGTGTCGTCGTCTAAATAATCGGGGTCAACTTGTATATCCTTTCTTTGAACTGCACTCATTTCTTGAACGAGGTCTTGAACGTCGGCTAATGGGATTTCGTTATCTCTTAAAATTTTAGCAAAGCTTTGTTCTAAATAATGATTACGTGATAATATAGAAGGTAAATACTTGGAAACTAGCAATTTAAACAGCGGGCAATCTCTTATATTTGCTAGATTATATCTATGTTTATTGCTTAAAACAGCTCTTTTTAATTGCTTTTTATTACTATTATTTATAATAGGTTTCGCGGCAGCATATTTTTGGTTAATATATATATTATTTTTATTTAATTTAATTACCGTGCCTACTGCTCGAGGCTTCTTATCGACTTTAATATTCCAAGAACCTGTTGGTCTAGCTATTCGGCTTATGTCTTTGGCGCCTTCGTCTACCATTAATTTTGGATTAAACTTCTGAAGGATAGTATTTATCTTTACAATGAATCTATTATAAGTTTTTATATGAGTGTAAATAGGGTCTTCTTTTAGGTTATATTTAAGTTTATCTTCGTATTCAGTAAATTTAGGAATAGGCAATTTTATTGGAGGATTTAAACGAAACCATAAGTGTGTTCCGTTGGCCGAGATATTGATATAATAATCTTCTAATTCTAATTGTTTTACTAAGAATTTAGAACCTACGATGCATTCTTCTAGCATTGCCTCAGAAGTAGAACCTTTTGGTTTTTCTTTGTGTTCTATGTCACATAATATATTTTGAATATGAGAAGTGCCAGCTATACCTCCATAATAAGACTTATAAATTAATCCGTTTTTGGATTTGACGTCAACTTTTCTTTTTGGATTTACGCTCATAAAAATATTATATAATCTAGTTAAAGGGTAATTTGTTTTTAGGAAGGGAAGTTTATATAATAGAATTGCTTTTAATTTTTTGTAATCGTCTATAAATAAACTAGCGAAACGGCTTTCGCAATTTAATAAGTTTCTGAGCGTTTCTATTAAAATCCAGTTATTAAACTTGTTGCCTTGAAAATCTGTAAGAAAACGGATTTCCATAGTCTTACCTTGAGATGCCCAATCGAAAAATTCTTTGGGGTCGTGTTTTCTATACTCCTGCATATATTTAGTTATCTCCATTAGTTAACTTCCTCATGATTTTTGTAAGTATTTCAACAGATTTTTCTAATTTGATAATTCTGTCGATTTGTTTTTCGTTCTCCATATCCTTTTGTATTATGATAGTCCTTAACCCTTCTAGTTTTGTATTTAAAGGATTATCGTAACCGGGTTTTAAATTTGTAATTCCTTCGAGCCTTTCTAATTTATCAGCGATGCCTCCGATGAAGTTCATTTCGTCTCTAAGAATCTCTAATTCTGTAGTTTTTTTATGCCACTTAAAATTTATTTCCAATCTGCCAATTTTCATTTTTGTACCTCCTCGTGTTTTGGTGTATTATCCAATTCATAATGGTAATCTGAGATTTTCTTTATTCGTCTGTTATTTTCTAATTCGACTATAGTTTTTCTTACTTGTTCTCTGTTATCGTAGTCAACGAAATCTCTTATATCTCTGTCTGGATACAGTTCTAATAATTTTAATAGTTCTCCTTTTGTTTCGCCTAAATAATTAAAGTCATCGAAATCTGGCTCATGAAAATCTTCCATCGCTATTGGTGTATGATTTAAAGAGATTAATCTTTCAAAAATACGTTTTGTAGCGAACGACAATTCCGTTTCTCTGTTTATCAACGTTAATGTAAATAAAATAAAAACGTGAACTTGGTTTATTCTGTGAAACATTGAAAAAAACTCAGGATATTTATTAGCTAAAGCTTTTAGGAATCTTCTTGTTTGTAAACTCCATTTTGCTTCGACTTCTTCATTTTCGAATTTTTTTCTAGTTTCATCTATTATTATATCAATTGTACTTTCAAATTCTGAAGCGAATAATTGTGAAAACAACTCCCTTTGTGAGTATTTTGATTTTCGTGCTTGAAGGTAATCTAATACTTCGATATCTTTTTGTTTTAAATGCGCTTTATCATATTTTGGGTGCACTAAAATAGACCAGTAAAATCTTTCCATTAATGGCTTTTGAAAATTCGTAAGATAATTTTTTGATTCTTCTCTGACTTTTAAAATTGCCAGTTTTAAGCCTTTTGGTATCTCTTGCCCGTAATCTTTTAAAGGTGCATAATAATCAAAATCAGGAGGAATATCTTTTGTTTTCTCAGCGATTTTACTTAAAAACGAATTTTGTTCTTGAACTTCACTTTCGTCCTTTTCATCGTTGCTATTAAAAATCTTCTTGATTTTATTTTCGTAGTGTCTTAAATGGTTTATGTCATAGTTTGCAGTGCCTGCTATTAAAGAAACCCTTCGAAATTCTTTTCCACCTACAGTAGAAGATGTTCCACTTGCGGCTAATGCAACCGATTTAAACAAATTAATAGCTTTGTCATCAGCTAAAAATTGTGCATTGTTTATTTCGTCAAAGACAAATGCTTGGTTCGAAAATAAACCAGGAACATTCTTTTTCTTTGCGGTGTCTTGATAGAGGATTTCTTTCTGTCCTCCCGTAAGACCCGGTAAACTAAACCTCGGGCCAGAAATAAAACCGGCATTGGAATAGAACATGAAGTGTAGCAGTGTTAGCGCATATGTCTTTCCAATGCCGGGAGCGCCAAAATACAAACTGTGGTCAAGGTTAATTTCCTTGTTCACAGTGAGCGTGAGTTTTTTGATTGTTTCAACCATCATTGGTAATCTAGCTTTATTTGTGTCGATGATGAAACCTATTTTCTTGATGTGATTATGTATACTGTCTATTAAATTAAAAAAGTTATGTTCGTTTTCCATAGACGATTCTAATGTGAACGGAATTTTTGATTTTTCTTCTTTTGCAGTTAAACAAGTAAAATAAAATGAGTTAGTTTTTTGTTCAGTCCTCCCGAAAATCATTCCGTTAAAGAAGCCTGGGTGCAATTCTACAAAAGATTCTAAAAAGAATTCTTTGAATTCTGAGCCGTCTTTTCCTTGAATTTCTATAGCAACCTCATAAATATAGGTTGGAATCATTTTTCTGGCCGGAAACTTTTTTAAAGCGGTTTTGCAAATCTTATCGTCTCCTATTTTATTCTCACAACGATAGGTTACCTGATTATCTATTTTAGCTGCAGGAACTACATAATTTGTATTGCAATTTGGGCAACTCACGAATCTTGATGTAACGAAAGCAACTTCATCTATTTTTCTTAATACATAAAATTTCAATAGAAATAACTTAGATGAAAAGACGGGAGAATTTTTATCAGCAAAATTTATCTTGTCGTAACTTAATATGCCCACGTTATTAAATTTCCATTGGTTTGGGTCATTCATGGCTTCTGATTCATCTGACACGATTTTAAAAAATCTAGAGTACATTAATTTTCCGTTAAATGTAATATTATCTCCATCAATTAAAATACCTTGGCTTTCTAAATTTTCATCAGAGTGGTCTAATTCGCTAAAATTAGAATATTGTTTTGTCCAAATGTCGACTGCATCGAAAAATTCTTGTGTTAGTTCGATTTCTAAAGCTTCTTCATTTATGAATTTCAACCAACCTTTTGAATATTTAACAATACGTTTAATATATTCAGCTGGCCTTTGTAATTCATCTTTATTAAGAACTCGTTCTTCATACTGGTGCTTTTTTAATAGTAATTCCGCATGAAACTTTCTTATTCTTGGTCGCTTTTTTGAACCAGTTCTACCGAAGTGATTCATTATTTCTTCTATTATTTCGTCCTGGATTATATCCACCTCTACGCTTTTTAACACTGCTTAAAAAAATTAAGTATAAATATATAAATTTAATGATATATATAAATATATCTAAAATAGAAATAGATTTAAAAAAGAAAAAGAAAAGTGAAGCTTAAAGCCGAGGTGCGGTTTGTGAGGGGGGGAAAGAAATAGGGTTTGCTTCACTTAACTTTTGTCTTGTTTGGGAAAAATCCTGTGATTAAAGACCATGATTCTTTTACTGTATAAACTAAATTATCCCAATTTTGGATTTTTTCTTGCTGTGTTATCTTTCCGTCTTTTTTAGATTCCTCAAGAGCTTTTAAAAAAATATAACAGCGTTTTAAAACAGGGTATACTCTTATTGCTTTTACCGTGCCAATTGTTAAAATAAAACCTGCAATAGCCATTCCGCTTTGCGTCAAAATAGTAATTAATTCTGTTTCAATCATTTTTAAGTGCCTCCTTTATATCGACTAGATGTAATTCGATATTAGTTAATTTTGTCTCTATCATTGCCAATCTGACTTTTAAATCAGTATTTTCAGTTTCAAGTGCCGTAAGTTGGGCTCGCATTCCGATAATCTTTTCGCCTATGTGCTCAATCTTATCTTCGTTTTCTTGACATCGGTTTTCCATCTTACCCTTCCAATCGGTAAAGTTTATTGCTATCGTTATTAAAAACAAACATACAACGATCGCAACTCCTATACTTATCTTGAAACTATGTTTTTCTATGCTTCCCTTGTTTATTACCATTTTATCACTTAAGTTTTTATTTTTTTCTATTTTTCTTTTCTTCCGTAACAATATTTTTGATTACATGAAAACCAAATTCCAAAGTAGTTTTTAGCTTCATCCCAGGTCTTCTTATAATCTTTTGATTCATCATACCAATAGCACCAATCCATTATATACCATTTATTATCGGTTTCTCTAAGATAAGTAATATAAGCATGACCGCCTCCTTTTACATTGCCTGCATTTAATCTGATTCTCCAATATGGAATTCCGGCCATTAGCATCATGACAGCTATCAATATAGCTCCGTCTTCGCAATCGCCTTTTCTTCGCTTCCAAGTTTCATAAGCAAATTGCCAATTTTCCTTTTTATCGCCTACATAAGTTATTCTCTTTGCCACATATTTAAGACATAATTGTGCTTTCTCATCATTACTACCTTTTGTTGGATAGTATAAAGTAGAATCTAAACCTAAAAAAATTCTGGGGTCTATAGCAATTCTGTCTCTAGCAGGATGAGTAATTTTAACTTTACTACGCTTATTATTCCAGTAATCTTCGAGTTCTTTTTCTTCTTCAGATTTATTATACTTTTTTATTTCTTCACGGAGAGTTTCTAAAGTTGTTCTTTGTCTTAAGATGGTATCTTGTCTTATGTCAAGTTGAGTTTGAAGATTTCTATTATTAGACTTAAGACTATTATTAAGAAGCTCAAGCTCATTTATTCTAGTTTGTTCGTTTTTACTAAAATAAGCATCAAGCTTTGTGATTATTCCGTTGTATAATTTTTTTATCATTTTAAAAATTCCTTCCATATACTTTAATTGTACCTGTAATAGTAGAGCTACTAGGTAATATTGTAATAGATGTTATTTGTGTATCATTTCCTCCTGCCCATAAACCAGTTAAATATGTTGGATGGCTATTTCCAGCAGAAGGACAGTTCGATATTAAAGATAAAACACCACTAGCCACTGCTGGTGTTTTGCCGCCAATTAAAACAGTTCCATTAATATAAACAGTAGATTTTACAGATGCTATCCTGCTTGCAGAAGCACCTGTAGTTAAAGTTGCATTCGATTCCTGATAACTGTAATTATTACCCGTATCACCATTAAATCTTATTTGTATATTTCTTTCTGTAGCTTCTCCGCCAAGTAAATTATGTATAACTAATAAATATTGGTCATAAACATCTAAAGTCCCTGTCGTTGTTATTGTGGAAACTCCACTCGGACTTAATGTTTCGATAGGGACCCAATCTATTACTGCATCGAATGTATCATTTAAATCTATAGCCTTTGCCGCAGCGCCGTGTGGCCAATCTGTTCCGCCCAATAATGTATTTCTAATTGCCATTTTTACCCCTGTGAAACTGTATTTTCAAACACAAATGCAAATTCATCTGTGTCTGCTTTACTTTGTCCATCGAAATCGCTAATGTCTGTTAATAATGGTGTTGCATCGGTATTCTCTAAGCCAGCTGCATTAATCAAAAAACCATTAGCTTTTGTTGCGTCTAAATATCCTCGAATTGTAACGGTATTTGTGCTTTCATTTAATACTGGATAACCAGAGACGAATGCTTGTATTAAATCTGAAGTTGCCCATTGTCTTAGTAAATCATAGATTACGTCTCCCGCTACAAATTCGTCTGTTGCATTATTAGTTGTTATTTCTATGATAAAAGTATCTATGTCACCTGATACAGTTCCGGTTTCGTCTAAATCTTCTACATTAGTTGTATTAGAAGTTATCCAATTCCAACCGACAGCTAAATCAGAAGCTTCGAAGGTTTTAGAATAATAATTAGATGAGTCTGATCCGAGCTTAACTTCTAAGCAAGTTCCAGAGGTCTTAAACTTCACTAATGCGGCCGAGTCTTTTATATATAACCACAAAGCAAAAGGTTCGCCTGCTGTAATAATTGTTCCAGCGGTGGCTAAATTAGATACTGTCCATATTTTTGTTGCATTAGTATCGTTAGCAATTAAATTTTGTGCTGTAACATCAGAGTTTCCTCCGCCTTGTTTAAATGTTGTTGTATTATCTGTTGAATTGTTTGCTCCTGATGAACCTGTTAAAGTATTACTACCATCGTCATTTGTGGTTCCGTCTGTAATTGGTACCGAGTAATCTAATTCTGTATCTGCTGCAACAGGTGTACCATTATTAATTCCAACTCGAAAATTACTTGGGACAGTATAATCTGGAGTAGCTTTATAAGAACGATTTAGTATAACCTTCTTTCCGTTATTTGTTAATATATCTGTCATTATTCGACCTCCATTAGCCTTTCTCCTAGGCCGTTTAATCCAATATAATTGCTTTTACTTACAGTGAAATAATCCATATAAAAAGTAGTGTCTCCGGCTAATGCAAATTCGAGTCGTGTATAATCACAGTTTTCCCAATCTGGGGCTCCTGTTTCAGTGCCACCATCTAAATCAAATAATAAGTAATTCCAACCGGTTTGCATAGTAAAAGTTAAATCACTCCAATTACTGTAGCCAATTACAGAAGCATAAGCTTTAGCTCCTACTTCAGTATAATTGGAGTCAGAGCTTCCTATCCTCAAAGTTATATTTGTGATGTCAGTAGCTGTACTTACATAAACCCAAAGACCGATTGTTCCTTTTGTAGGTGAACCAGAAGTAGCGCCTGTAAATTCGCTTATATCTCCGTAATTATTAGTTGAAGCCAAATATCCAGTATCTGCTCCACCGGCCCATACTAACTTAACGCTTCCGGTCTCTTGTATCTCTTGTTCGGAAGTATCGGTAACAGTAAAGTTTGTGCCAGACCAATTTGCAGCACTTCCTGTAGTCATATTGTCTAGTATTTCACCTTGGTCGAGCAATCCATTTTCATAATGGTCTAATTTAAATGTATCACATAATTTATAACGTATTACTTGCAGCGGTGACTTTGTAATAACTATATTCTTTGAGATATCTAAAAGTGTTATTATAATATCTTGATTTTTATTAAGGCCAGCTAATAGCCTTTCGGTTTTCTCCATCTGAGTAACTTGCCAGTCTTCAGTTCTCCAAATCTTATCGCCAACTGTAATTTTGTCTGTGATATGAGGCCAAGAATATTCTACACGATTTACAAAAACAGTTTCGGTTTTTTGGTTAAAAGTTTGGTCATTTATTGTAACTAATGCGCCCGGTAATATATTTCCATAAGTTTGAATTGTAGTATCTGAAATAGGCACTTTTTCTGCAGTAACAAAAGGAGAGCTATATTTATTTAAAATGGCCCGTCCCTTGTCTTCAGCGTCTTTTATATCTTTTAAATTATCAAATGTGAATCTTTTAAAATGAGGAATTTTATTAGGCCCTCCGTAAGTATCGATAGAATTTTGGTCTCTTAAAACTACAGGCATAGGAACTTGAGCTCCGTATCTAATCCAAATATCAGAATAGTTAGTCGAAAGTACTACTTTTTTAGTATCTACATCAACATAATAATCATAGTCTGTTCCGAAGATTCCTACGTCTTTGACGCCTCTTCTGAGTAAAGTATCAGCGCCTGCATGGTCATGTCTAACTTCAGTATCCTCAGGAGTTTTATCTAATGTTACTTCGTCTGTTGGTCCAGCTTCTGTTTTTACCAATTTATCATAGACTGTGGCTCCTAAAATCTTTACTTTGTTGATTAAATCTTCCATATTGTCTTTCCAATCGATTTGACCAGGTATAGCAGTTCCAACAACTAAAGTATGTGGATATTCTGTAAATCCTTGCGGTTTAAAATTAACTAGACCGTCTTCATAATCATAAGTAATAGTGTATTTATAAAGTTCAGCGAGTTCATTCATTTTCTGAAAGTCGTCTTCGTCATTTTGCACGAACTTTACAATTTTAACTGATTCATCTGTTCCTGTACTAGTTATAGAACTTGAATCATAACTTAACAATGAATTGTCACAGATAGATTTAAATATTTCGCTACCTACACCTGCCTCAGTATCAATATCTTTATCCCAGGTTTTTGTTTGTCCATTTTTAATTGCATCGTAAAGCTTACCCTTTAATACAAAAACATTAGTGGCTGCACCAGGTTTTTTCTGTGTAATTTGGCCTTCAAAAAGAAATTCATCAGTTGCAGTTGTAAATCCTCTTTTAATGGTTACAGTGTCTCCAATAGCAGGTGTTAAGACATCACTAATAGAACTAGAAACAGTTAGTGCTCCGCCGTCTATTGCGACTTTCCAATCCTTAGTTACCTTCCACCGAGTTCTATATTGGGTGATATCAGTTCCATTTATCTTAACTTCGTCTTGCATAACCATTATAGCACCTGTATTACTGACATTGAGTAAGTTACGAAATTTAATCCAGGTAAACCCCAGTTACAATTGAAACTTAGCAATTTTACATTCATAGAAGCTGTTACTGCATAGGGCATACCTATTCTTGTAAATGGGTCGGCTCCCGCTTCTAAAAGTAAAGAAGTTTCAGCTACGTCTCTTATATCATAAACATTCTGTGTAGTTAAGTCCTTTACGTAATCAGCGGTTGTTATTCCCCAAGACAAAAAATTTGCAGTGCTGTCTTTTAATTCATTTGAACTAACTGAAGTGGTTGACCCTAAGTGACCTTGGATTCTTGTTCCACTTGCACCAAAATTAGCATTTACAAAAGGACTCCTCAGTTGCGAAGCAGAGGTTTGTGAACCGTCTAATATAGCTCTAATTTGATAGATAGTACTTTGTAATGTTTCAAAACCTCCTACTATACGTCCAGATATATTATAATATGCGATGATTCCCAAAGTATCTGGTGCTTCAGTTTTATTTGCGTCCTCTCCCGGAAATGAAATGGGTGTAAGAGTAGAAGCTTTAACATTTTGCCAACGATTAACTTTTCCTAAGTCTATTGAATTTAGATAGTGAATTCCTGTCATTTTACATATATGAGCTCCGTCTTCTTATTTCTGTTTCTTGGTATTCTGCTAATCTATTGGCTAAAGTCTGTATATCCATATCATTATTAATAGTAGCAGAGACATTAATGTAATTAGTAACGTTAATGCTTTCTTCGTTGCTTATTCCACCAATAGAACTATTAGAGACTTGTCCTGCTGTAATAACTCTTTCTCCTGCATGCAATTCGTAAAGCCCAGTTTTATCAATATTACCGCCAGTAGCAAAACCTAGTTTGTCTCCTATCCAACTTCCTGCTGCTTTAAATCCTCCAGCGACTTTACCAACCGGATTCCAAGCTTTAACTTTTTCTATAAGGTCATCGAAAGGCTTTTTAATTAACTCCCATAAATCAGCTCCCCAATTAAGGACGACATTAAACCCTTTTACAAAGAAATCGTCCCAGATTTTAGAGCCCCAATTTAAGATACTTTCGCCAAATTTAACAAGATTAGGCCACAAATTATCCATAAAATTAAAGAATTTGTCTGCTCCTTTTTGTAGTCCGTCCCAAAGACCTTTAAAAAATTTTCTTGTGCCTTCTGCAAAAGACATAATTTTTTTGTCAGCCCACTTTAAACCATCTCCTAGCAATTCAAAACCTTTGATAGTTAATCCAACAGCCCAGACGATACCCTCTCCTAAGATTTTGTCAACAGTTTTTAATATATCGAAAAATAACTTAAATTCTCGACCGATCTCTTTAGCAATGCCTTCAAATACATCCCAAACCCATTTTCCTACAACTTTTAGTCCTTCGAAAACTATACCTAAAGCACTAGCATTCTCTACTAATTTATCAAAGTTACCTATACCCTTTCCATCGCCAATAGCTCCTTGGTCAGCCATTTTAGTTTTGTGTTCTTCGATATTTTTTTCTGCTCTGGCAATTTTTTCAGGGTCTCCCTCTAATTTTGCAGATTGCAGTTCGGTGTCTAATTGTTTTAATTTATCTTCTGAAACTTCTTTATCTGTAGTTTTTGGTCCGAATTTCTTATACCAAGCCTGAGCAAATTTCATTAGCCAAACCATACCAGGTCTTACGAATTTTGCTAAAATATCGCCTATTGGTCTTAGTAAAAGCATAATGCCTTTTCCAAAGATAATCATTTGTTGTTTTAAAGCAGGAGAGGCTGCGCTGAGTGTTTTTAAAAGTTTGTTGCCTTCCCAGATTCCCAAAGACGCTTCGGCCAGATATTTTAAAGCCCTACCTTTTATTCCGACTTTCATCTTTCCAGTACGTAAAGCAGAACCTGCCATAGACTGTGTAGCTTTTTTTCCGGCTATACTAGAACCCATTGACATTAATCCACGTCCTGCTGCAGCAACAATAGGCGCTACCATCATATGCCTCCGAAAGCTGTATCTTTTCCTTTAGCTTTTAATTTTATTTTCATTTTGACTAAAAAATTGTATTCCTCAATTTCCATTTTAGCAATATCTCCTTTGCTATAACCTTTACTGACGAGCAAATCGTCTAAAATCCAAAATCTCTCTTTACCTGATTTCGGTATATTTCCGGTGTCAACAAATTCATCGACTATTAATTTTTTCTTTCTTCTTCCGCTTCATCGTCTGTAGGATCAATAAGAGGATATAAACCGGCGAATAATTCATCGTAATCTTCTATCTCCAGACCGTCTAGAATGTGTTCTATTTTAATATCAGGATCGATATTTTCGGGTCTTTTAACTATACATTTAGGTATTAGTTCCATAAAAAGAGTTGTTTTTTTGAATCCACCTGATTCATTTTCGGCCAGTGCCAAAGCTCTATTTCTTACTCCGGCTTTAGGTTTATTTATTGTCCATACACCAACGCTAGTAGTAACTTCTACAACGCCTGGTCTAACTACTTTGCTACCATTGTTTGCGAATGGGTCTTTATATTCTTCCGTCTCCTCGACTAATTGTTCTCTTTCCGTCATTTTGTGCCTAACCTCCTTGGTATCGCGGCTGTTATATTGTACTTAATATATATAATAAATAAATAAAAAATTACTTCCGTGGCCTTATGTTACTGTATACCACTTAATTGGTTTGTTACCAGAATCGTCTGTAGCCTGTTTTGCAGTCCCGTTTATAGTTAATTCTACTAGATTTTCGCCTATATTTACGGGTTTTGAGATGTCATTTATAGCGCAATCTGATAACTTAATTTGTAATATCTTGTCTCCAGACACAGCTCCTTCTGCAAAATCGAAAATCAAATTGTAAAAATCAGGTTCTGCGTCTTTTATACCGTCAGCAGGACTATCTGCTTGGCCATAGAAATGGTCTCTCAATGTAGTAGCAACTGTATCGGTCATTTTAACAACACAGACCCAATCATATTTTCTAAGACCAGGTGCTGCTTCTGGTATGAACCTTGAGCCTAATTCTCTTGCTACATCAGCATCGAAGTTGTTATTTATATTTACAGAGAAGCTTCTTACTCTACCGACATCGGATGAATTCCAATTAAAAGCTCCTTGTGAAAATATCCAAAGCTTTGTTGTATCAGCAGTATATGCTCCTGCACTTGTTGATGATGTAACAGTTTTAGCAAATCCTGATAAAGAGCAGGTTAATGCGCCTCCTACTTCACAAGACAAACCGATAGTATTCATTATACAACCAGTAAGTAAATCATTATCATCGGTTGCACTTACGTCTTCACTACCTACAGCCAGTGCAAATGACTTCATACCGGTTGAGTAATCCATGTATTCCTTTTCTTCGATTGTATAAGGTGAAGCAGTAGAACCAGCTCCTGCCTTAACTCCAATTCCATATTCCAGAAAATCAGGGTCGCCTAAATAATATTCCATAGACCAATCTACACTAAAGTTCCCGAGGCCGACGAATTGCTCATTTCTTCCGTCTCCTGCACCTGCTACTCTAATAAGATTGTTATTCCTATTAATAGTTACAGATTGTATACGTCCCTTTACAGATGTATTAGCTGTACCTCCAGTGCCATAAGCAGTTTCAGCGCCGTGTTGAACGTTGGTCTGATAACCTCTGTACGTAACCATTTTATTTTATCCTCCTTAAGACATTAATAAGTCCCATTGTATATCTAATTTAAATTGCCAAATGTAAGCTTCTTTTTCGATATCATAATCGAAATTTTCTAAATCATAAGCTCTTGCGATGTTTTGTCTAAATAGATTCTGTCTTCTTAATTTTCTTGCTAAATTAAACATTTCTGAAGCTAATCTTCTGGCACGAGAAGCGTATTTATCTCGTACTTCGTATTTATAAACGGCATTAAAATATGAACCAGTGCTATCTTCCATCGCGTCTCCTAAGCCAGCAAATTCTTCTGAGCCAGTAATAAACATCATTACTATTCTAGGCAATAGAATGTCTGTTCTTGAAAATTCTCTTTCAATTAAGCTTTTTCCATAATGATAACCTATAATAACAGAGTCACCGGTTGAAGCCCCAGTATTAAGTGTTACTTTAGTTTTACCTTTGCCTTCACCGTAAGTAACTAAATAATCGGTGCCTTTTCTTTTTGTAACGCCTTCTACAGTTATAGTATCGGCTACATTTTTTACAAAAACGTTATTTAACCAAAATACAGTTTGGCCGTCCGTTGCAGTATGAGTTTCAGTCGTATCTTTACCTCTTGCTTCAGGATCGACTTGGTTATTTCTAAAATAATCAAGTAATTCGTTTTCTCTTTGATAAATAAATTCTTCTGCCATTTTTATATTCCTAATGCATACCGTGCTTGACGTTGGTTATATTCTCGATTAAATTCCATACTTTTTACTGTTCTTAAAAACATGTGTATAGCTCTAACTCCTCTTACTGAGCTAGCAAATCTTCTACCTTTCCAGATTTTCCTGAACTTCAGAACTTTAGCCCGAAGAGGGACAATTGCACTTCTGTCGCTATGTTTATATTGTGTATTAAAAAGGCCAGTGCCGTTTTCGAAATAATCAGCGATTCTATTTAATTCTTCGCTACCAGCATCGACCCAATAATCATTTTCAAATATTTCTACATTAGGTTGAAATTGTAATGAATCTCTTAAATTTTCTAAGTTGTAACCGTATGTGTTTGTTGAAAGTAACTCATTATATCTTTTTTGTGCCTTCTTTCCCAAAACATTTAAAATCTTTAAACGTTCGACATTTGAAAGTCTTCCTGGTCTCAGCTTAGGCATTGCTTTAGATTCGCCTGCCCTTTTTATTGTTACAGTACTACTAGTTTTCATTATCGGTTCGGCATCTTTTTTCCGTATGCTCTTATATCTGTTATAGTGTCTCCGTCTTCATATTTAGTTAAACGTAATACTTTATAAGTTTTCTTTCCGTCAACGACATAGCCTTCTTCTTCTACAGAAGAGTTAGACAAAAAATTAAATCGTACATCGCCCAATTTAAATAGTCCCGCTTGGATAACTTCGTGTTTGCTATTTAATTCTTGTAAAAATACGATTTCCTTTTTTCCAATTATAGATTTTGCTGACATAGGGTTATCTGTGACATTTCGTTCTTCGCCTTCGTAACCTTCATATTCTAATGATTCTTTTCTTGGCATGACTAAAACTTCCTTTCCCATTTCTTTAGTCATGTTATTAAAATCTTCTTGCGCGCCAGCAGCATAATTATACTTCATTCTCTAAGTCTCCTAAGCGTATCTCTTTCTGAAAAAGAATCTCTTATTCCATTTGAAGTTCCTGTCCATAGATCGATGTAAGCTGTTCTTGTTTCTGAATCTATTATTGAAGTATTATCCATAAAATTAGTAGAAGCAACTTCTGAACGCCCGACTCTTATTAAAAAGGTTTTATATTCTTTTTGTGTGTTTTCGCCTTCTAATATTAATTCTTGGTAAGCTTTTGTTACATTTCTTCCGTCAACGTTAATAGTGATATAACCTTTTGATAAAGCTTTACTTGCTAGTGCTCTCATAACTTTCGCTTTAGTTAATAAAAATGTCGCTAAATACAAAAAATTTTTATCACTTGAATCAATATCAAATGATAATTCTTTCTGTGCAACTTGGATAAAAGTTTTCATATCTTCAGGAGACGGCGGATCGTTTTCGTCAAATTGCAAAAGTACACGCATTTCTTCTGGGGTGATATATAATTCATCTACACTTGTTTGCCAGTATTCAGATTCTGAAATTGGACTTTCTACAGCAGTAGTTTCATTATAAAAAGTTCTCTTATAATATAAACTTGAAGTTCCAGTTGGATAAGGAAAGTTTGTATAGGTTTTTGAAAATTCCATATCAGTAGTCGAACCAGCAATTTCTGTAAAAGTACCAGTTGCAGTAGTAGAGGAATAAAATTTCATCTGGTTAAAAGGTAATCGATAAATATAACTTCCGATTGCATGGTCAAATTTGGTAGCGCTTGTAGTAAATGAAAAATCATCGACAACTGTGCTTATCTTCACAATTTCAGCTGATTCTGTATTTGTTCCTATTACGAAATAATCGTCAGCTGAAAATCCGCTAGTGTTCTCAACATAGATTTTGGTATTACCGATGCCAATCTTTTTAGTAATTACCGTATTCTCTTGGCTTGCATAATCATAATTCGTTCCGCTTAATAATACCATTTTCTACCCCTGTGTAACATTATCGATTACTGTAAACTTTGAAGGTCCAACTACAGTGTGCCTTGAGCTTTCATCTGCATTTTGGATTTTTATATCGTAATAATAAACTCCGCCTGGTACATCAGTATGAGTCGAAGTTAATTGAATGGTTCCTACTCCTGTTGTAGGTGCAGCTATTGTGCCAGTTATCGGTCCAATTAAAGCATTTGCGTCAGCATCTTGAGGACTTTTTTTAACCGCCATTTTCATACTAAAACCAGTTAAGTCTATAATATCTCCGGTTGAGTCTGTAACAGTAATAACTAGAGACCTTGTATTTTTTCTTACGATTTCTATTTCATAATCTATTGTCATTATTATACCTCAGCTGGTATTGCTTCTTCTTCAACAGTACCTGATACTGGCGCTTCTGCTGTTATTATGTTAGTAGTATAAGCACAAAGTATACCCTCTGTTGCTATTGCTAGTGATTGTGTATTGTATACCATTTTAATTCGATTCCTTTCTTGCTATACAATTTCCGACGGTATCATACCAAAAATATAGAGTTTTAGTACTAGTAGGACTAGACCAATCTGAAGCAGAATCTGCTTTTTCATAGATAGTCATATAATCTACAGCTCCTATTATTACATTTCTTGCTGCAACAGCAGATGTAGCGATACTAAAATCATACCTAATATTTCCAATTCTTAATTGTTGAACATCGGCCTGAGTAGCTCCTAAATCAATTATTCTAAACATTTCTGTAGATTCAACTGCTAGTCCATCTATTGTAGCATTATAGATGACTTTATAATCGTAACCAGGAGTTTCTCCAGAAATGTCATATTCATAATAATAAGTGCTTCCGGATAATTGTGTCATAGCAACATTATTAATTTCGGTAGACCAACTGTCTCCTGTATAATCATATTTTTTAATCGTAATTTTAGGGTTAGTTACAGTTCCATGTTCTACACCAGTTTGGTCTAACCAAGTTATAGTAAAAACTGGACTGTCGCTAGTTGTATATTGTTTCATTTATGATACCTCTTATATGCAATTACAAACAGATTCTCCATCTACCGTTTTACAAACTTGTCTTTCGCAATAATCAATTCGATTGTCTATTATTACATTATTATCTTCTTGTATAGGTCTATCGTCAGTTACTTCAACCCAACCAGATTTACAATAATCCCAGCTATCTTGCTGAGTGTTAAGATAACATCTAGTCATAGAACCGCCACTTAAGCCGCCTGGACAAGATATTATACTACTTTCAGCTTCACAATAATATTTAGTTTCTGTAAAAAATCCTGGAATGATTAAAACCAAACTAATTATCCCTAAAGATATCAAACTGCTTATTCCTACTGTTTTTTTGTCTACCATTTTTCTTTATAACTTTCTTTATTTAATTTATCATAATCAGTATTGATTATTTCGTAAGCTATATAACCAAAAAATATAACTATCATTGATATAATAATTGTGTGTATCATTTTTATGTGTTATCAAAAACATGACAAGACCATTGATTGCTCATGTGTATACAATTTAAAAAATTATATTTTGTTTCACTAATATAATCTGTGTTATGCTCTAAAGCCAGTCTTGCATCTGTTGAACAAAGCCCTGATATGTGTGTATAATTAATGTCTGGTGATCCTGCAGATTGAGTTATAATTAACCTATCGCCCTCACTTCCACCATTAATACAATTTAAAACATCATTAGCTCCTCCTTCTCCAGTTACATATATAAATTCATTAGTATAAGTAATATTTCCTCCAGAAACAATTTGTGTAGTTGGTGGGGTATTTCTTTTTCCAGAATATTCAATATCTCCATTTACATCTAAAGTAGCACTTGGACTATTTGTACCTATACCAACATTGCCATCACTACCATCAAAAGTCACAAATGTATTACTTGATTCTGTAAATGTAAAACTACCATCTGCCCCGATTTTATAATTCATACTATTAGTCGGGTGGTCATATTTTATCCATCCAATATTATTATCATCTTCATCGCCAAATATTAAAGATTGTGTATCTGTATTCGGAGAAAGTAAATTAATATTTGTATCTCCATTGGACTCTGCAACTATTACTGCATTATTAGCCGTAACTGTTCCAGCTGAACCATCCCAAACATGAAGGTTTCTATCTGGACTACTTGTTCCTATACCGACATTACCACTATCATCTATTACAAAGTCTGGGCTAATTCTATCACCATCTCTAAATATCTTTAAAACATCCGAATCAGCATCATCTACCATGATAGTATAATTGTTTGTAGTGCTTAATCCTAGATTGATAGAGGGACTATATTCTCCATTGTAAGACAACAAATTTATTAAAGTGTTTTTACCGTTACCAGTAATGTCAAGTTGTCCAATAGGTGAAGTTGTTCCTATACCAACATTGCCACCATTAGGAACTAGATGCAAATTATCACCCTTTCTTTCAATGGCTGAATATTGTGTAGTAGTAGGGTCTATTAAATTAATTCTTGCAGTTGTCTCAGAAGATTCAACTATAAATCCCGCGTCAAAAGTCCCAGAATTAACTCTAAGTACACCACTAACATCTAAAGTATAGTTTGGACTACTTGTACCTATACCGACTCTATTATTACTACTATCAACAAATAAAGTGTCAGTGTCAAAAGTATAATCTCCTGTAACAGTATCTCCGTCTGTTAGCATAAATCTTTTAGTAATTACACTATTATCGCTAAAGTTAATTCTTTGTATTGCATAATTACTTGTAATAGCTGGGGTTATGCCTGTTAAATTTTCATAATCCATTGAACCAATAAAAGTTCCACCAATGATAGTATCTGTTGCTATTATATTACTGAAGTTTGCTGTTTCATTTATTGCAGCCCAACCTTTTACATTTAAATTACCTACGTCACTTGTGCTATAAGCATTAATTAGTGAAACAGATAATATAAATAAAAGTATTATCGTTAAAAATTTAAAGGGTTTCATCTGTACTTAATCCTCCTGCTATTAGTAATTGGCCATCTGATTTTCTAATCTTTAGTAAATCAGTTGCACCATAAGAAAGTTTAATATAAGTACCATCGTCAGACGCAACTAGACCAATTTCTTGTAAAATGCCTTCGACATTGGTAGATGTAAATAAGCTTTCGCTATCCGTAACATTTATATTCACCGCTTTATGGTTTCCTACTTTAGACATCATTTTAAGCTATTACAACATTTCCATTTGGTGATATTGGCGACCAGGATATATAATATGTAATTTTTCCTCCAGTTATTGTATCTGAAGCGATCGTTTGAATTACATCATCTGATACAATCTTTTTAGAAATAACGCTTGTTAACTCTAGAGAAGTATCAGGAGAAGCGTCATGCCAAATTTCATTCTCATCTATAGCATCGCCTGCTGTTTGTGCTATTAATCCTGCTGTAGAAGCTGCAGTTCCTACTTCAATTGTAGCTCCTGCACTAATAGTTAATGTAGTTTCACAAACTGCAAAAATACTTAATGCTACAACTCCCGTTACAGTGCATAAATCAGTTGCACCTACTGCACCTGTAGTAGCAGCAGCAAAAGTTATAGTTTTAGAAAGTCTGTTATCTAGAAGTCCGCTATTCAAATTATCTGAAATGCTTTGTAAGCATGTATTATTTGATTTCCTTGTCAATTTATTATACCTCTCCGTGGTTTAATGTCGGAAGAGTACGACTTTTTAAGAAATTATTGTAGTTCTAAAATTTTACTAACACGATTTTCTTCTACACGTAGTTCTTTAATTTCTTTCGAGCTAAGTCCCATTTCTTCCAGTATTTTAATTTGTTCTTTTTTAGTCATATCCATTAAGTCTGTTTTTGACCATTTGCCATCGTCCTTCGATGCTTCAAGTTCTTCAATTGTAGGTTCTTCAGTTTCTTCAGTTTCGTCTTGTAAATCTTCTTCGAATTCTTCTTCTGTTTCGTCTTGTAAATCTTCTTCGAATTCTTCTTCTGTTTCGCCTGTCAATTTTTCAAAAACGCCTTTATGATAGTTAGTTAATTCATCTTTGTCAATCCAAAATGTTTCTCTAGTTTCAAGATTTTTCTTAAAAAAATTACCGAATTCTATACCGAAACAAAATGGCATTTCTTTTGCTTTAAATAAAATAGTAGCATGTTTTATTGTGATTATAGCTTCACCTTCTAAAATTTGAAGCCCGCCATTGAATAGATGATGTTTTATTGAGTAGGATTTAAGTGATTTTTCAAAAAGTTCTTTTTCTTCGCCTGCAGATATATAAAAGTCGCTGTCATCAGCTTCAAAATATCTTAGGTTGTCTCTTAGTTTTACTTTCATTGTGATGCCTCCATTAAATTAAAAAATAAAAAATAGAATTTTTATTCGAATAAATCTCTGCTTATCTTCTGATAATTGACAATCATAGTATCAGCAGCTGCACTTAGACTTTGGATTCCTAAATACGGGATTAGGTCAATATCGTTTGTTAAAGCAGCGCCAGTATATACTAGAGTATCGTTAATATAAAATTCAGGTACTCGACTTGAGTTTATTTTTATCTTGAATTTATAAGTTGTATTAACGGCTACTGTAACTCCAGAGTCAGTATTTGTATCAGTTCCTGCACGTGAGGTAATTATCCTCCAAGTAGTATTTGTGTCATCTGTACTAAATCTGAAGAATGCTTGATCGTCGTCTGTAGCAATAACAGGTGTATTTGTTAATTTCAGACCAGCCCAAATCAAAACTGTAGCGATTGATGCTCCGGTTTTAATAGTAGACTCCCATATTACTTGGTTTTCTGTTCCCCATTTGATTCCTGTCCAAGCGGTTTGGTTAGTATCTAGGTGCGGTAGGATGATAATTTGGTCGTTGTCTGCTCCATCTGTTGTAAGCAAAAGTCCTGCATTTGTTGCGTCGTAAGTAACATCATCAGCAGATGCATTTGTTCCTAAAATCTCAAAATCGATATTTGTATCAACACCGATATCTGCATTTGCAGCAGGTCTTTGTTTGAAAAATTCTTCTAAATAGTATCTGTCTGAAGATTGACTTGCAGATTCAATTGTGTTTGCTTTTAGAAAATCTTTTATTTTCAGACTTTTCATTATATTTCTTGGTTTTCTTGCCATTGTTTTACCTCGTTCTTGTAGTCTTTAAACTACACCGTTTTTAGGTTCACGCCAGTTTAAAAAAATAAAAAAAATAGAAGTTTTTAACTTCCGATTCCTGTAATTGCTACTAGTCCTTTTGGCCTAGCACAAGCGATTGAGTACCTTGTATAAGCAACAACATCGAGATGTTTAGACCTTGCAGCCTTCTCAATTTCTGTTGTAAGAGGTTCTCTTTCGTAGAATCTAATTGCAGCCAAATCAACGTTTACCATTAGACCATAGCTTGTTGCAGCTTGACTAGATACCAAGATGTCAACTCCGAATGGTGTTGGGTAAATGCCTTTTTGGATTAAATCTGCATTTCCGTAGTTGATGTATTTCAACAAGTTAGGATCGATTCTTAGGTATTTAAAAGTGTTCGGATGTAGAATCAAGAATTTTCTTCCGTCGCCTGCATCGTCTGCTTCTAAAGCTGCTAGTCCATTGCTGATGTCTTGAATAACATCTGCTCCTGCTGCACTCCAAAGAGCTGTAGCTGCTACTGAATGGTCAGTAACTGCTGTTAGTGTTTGGCCAGCATAAGTTCCGCCTGCTACATAAGTATAGATAGCGGTTAGCATATCAGAGTTAATATATCTTGCGATACCAAACCCGATTGCTTCTACGTGGTCATTTACTAAGTCCCACCTGGAATCTTTAATCCAATTGACTGGGATTCTTGGTGCTACACCTAGGTCCTTGATAGTTGCAAACTTTCGAGTGAAGTCCAAAATCTGATTAGGATATTCTCCTGATTCTGATTCTTCTTCTGGTACTAGCCAAGTGTCTGTTGTGTTGTATTCTACAACTGGTCCATTTGCTGGATAAACTTTTCCTAGAAGAGGATAAAGAATTTTTGGTTGTAGAGCTTTGATTATTGTATCATCTACTTGCTCCTTGAATAATGCCCAAGTTGAGTTTGAAGATGCTGCTATTCCTGTATAAGCCATTTTTCATAACCTCCTTATAACCTCAATTGCATTTGAATTGTTGCAGCTGCGCCGCTATTACCTTCAAGTGCAACTCCAATAACATCTTGTGGATCGGTTGCTGTTCCAGCAGTTCCTGCTAATTCTACAACTCCTGATGCTCCCATTTCTAGGAATGATCCTCGTACAATTGTTGATGTTCCTGTATATACATTAACAACACCTCTTGTACAGATTGTTACTTTTGCGCCTGCAGCAATTGAGTTATCAGTTGCTGTCCTACTGTATCTATCTCCGCCTACAGCAACACCGGCACAGGTTTTGTTTGCAGCTCCTACGTCACAGGTATTATCTCCTGTTGAAGTAATTTGGCAAACGTTTCCTAATGTGATAGCATTATCTGCAACCATTGATAGATATTGTCCGTCTTTGACGAATACTGGTTTAGATGTGGTTCCTGCCATTTTTATCTACCTCTTAGTAAGTTCTTTTGAACTTTTCAGCACTTTCTGCTCCGTTAAAGCAAGCGTCCCATGCTCCATAATCTCCGAATTCTTTTCTTCGACCTGCAGCACCCATATCAGCTACATCTACTGCAGCAGAATTTTGTTGTGTTCCGCCGAATTCAGGTACTTCTGAACTTTGCAGTTCAATTTTTTTAGACAATATACTTACTTTCTTTCGCAAGTCAGCAAGTTCTGTATCCTTTTCATTGTCAGCTGTTTCTTCTTTTGATGCTTGTGCTGGTGCATCATCGGCAGTAGCCACCTTTCCAGGTTCGTTCATATGTTGCTTATTCTTTTTGTTACCTTCGTCGGTAGCTGCATCAGATGAAACTGAATCTCCTGGTGGCGCATGTTCTGTCGGTTTTGTCTCATCGTGTTTCAATGAGCCTTTGTTAGCATTTTCTAACTCATTAACGTCCTGTGTTTCAGCTCCGCCATTTAGTGTTGCTAGAATTTGTTGCAACATCTGCATAACTTGTGCCATAGGGTCTGCTTGACCTATATCCTGTGTTTCTTCAGGATTTACAGGAGCCTTTTCGTTAGATGCTTGTCCATCTTTAACGTCCATTTTATTGGCCTCCGTATTTTCTTCAAATTGTGAAGTTACACCCATATTAGATTGTGTCATCTGGTCTTGTGGAGCAGAGTTTACTAATTCAGGAGTTCCTTCTTGCATTTGGGTATTAGATACTTGGTTTTCAAGTGTCTTTATTCTTTCGGCGAGATCTCTGAGTATTTTCTCAGGACCCGGTGCCATTCCTGGCTGTCCTGTCTGCGGACTTGAGGGGGCCAGACCACCTGGCATTTGAGAATTATCTGTTGACATAACTTCTTTTGAGGATTGGTCACGCATTTCGTTTTGCGGATTCATTTGATAATCTGTTTCTTGACCTTTGTCGCCCGGATTTACTCCTACCGGATTATTTTGTCCATAACTGCTTTGTAAATTTTGATTACTTGGAATGTCTTTTTTCTTTTCCATTTCTGAGCCTCCTAAATCTTGGAAAACGCATTCAGCAATTACAGCTTCAGCGTCTGCTGGGTCATTTGTTAATGCTACATGTAATCCTTTAGAACATTTAGTAGGAACCTTATAGCAAGTTTTCATTTCGTAAGTTTTGCCTCTTTCATGGCCATTTTCACAAACATCAGTATAAGGTGCGCCGCAGATAGAACATTTAGCTTCTTCTACAATAATACCCATAGAAGCAAAGTTTACTTCACGCTTTCCATCAGAAGTAGTTCTTTTTAATTTATCAATAACTTGTGGATGAGTAACTTCTCCCTTAACCCATAGAATTTTTGTTTTAGGCTCATACCATGCGCCTTTCTTACTTTCATAAGTCCAGCCTACATCAAAGTGTGGAGAAGACAATTTTTTGATTGTATGAGAAGAACCCTCTACACCGTCTAAATCATATCTAAAAGCAGAATTACTGTATAAGGGAACGATTTCCTTTAACATTTCTTCGGTCCAGAATAAATTTTTCTTGTTTGGTCCGACATGAAATAAAGGTATAGTTAGAATTGCTCTTGTACTATCGTCGCTAAGTTCAACAAAATCTAATGGTGTTGACCAAGAATCAAATGCTGTATTAAATTTTTGTGTTTCAGTAGACATGTTAAATTTTTGTTATATATAATACTTATAACTTTATGACATATATAAATGTTTCTGTTTAATAGGGGTCTCCGACTATATTCCACCCTTTATGTCCTACTACTCGACCTGATTTCCTTGCTTGCTGTGCCATATTATTGCCCTCTAATAACATTTTCTCGGGTATAGGGTCTGAAAAGTTTGTTGCTTTCTTATCTTCCATGTGTTTAAATAAACCCATTCCTTTAGGTGCTTGTATTGTATTGTCCGCTTTTTCTAAATTTCGTTCCATAGCAGGTAGACCTTTCTTTTCATCATAGTAGTCTTTATGTTCTTTTAAATGGTCTTTTGCAATAAGTTCAGCGGCTTTCTTTTTGTCGAATTTTGGATTTATCTTTTCCACAGAAGAATCGTGTTCTCTTTCTATCTTTCGCCCTTTTTTAATTGCTCCAGAAATATTTAGTCTTCTTGGAAATTCCATTAGACCGTTATCGCTTACTTCTTTTGCTTCTTTTGTGCCCATTCCTAAATCTAGATTATCAATCAAGTCACGTGAAGCCATCCTTTTAGCTAATCTTCCCATTAAAGTATCTTCTTCGGCAGAAAGTTCTAAAGTCTTTCCTTTTTGTTTCTTAGGATCGATTTTTTTGTTCATCCAAACATCAGCAGTATTTACTTTAATAGGACCCGGCAAATCTTCTTTAAAAAGAGCATTTCCGTCTAAAGAACCATCTGCCAAACCTAAGCTTTCTGCAGGATTAGCAAATTCTTTTCTTTTCGCCATTTTAATCCTCTACATCTATAGCTCTATGAGGTGTTTCGCTTTCAGGAATAGGGTTTTTAGCTTCTCCGTGTTGCAATTTATTCTCTCCGTCTTTTGGAGGTCTTGCACTAGGTTTACTAAGCGGACCCATAATATTTAGTTTGTCTGGCATTCCAGTCATATCTTTTAAGATTCCTTTCATAGATTGCTCTTTAGCTTTTAAAGCTTCTTTGTCTACTCCGCCCTTTTCAAATCTCTTTTTGTGTTCTGAAAGAAATTTGTCTTGTTCATGTATTTTAAATTCTTTTTCCATTTTTACCTCTGATTATCATTTTAATTTAATTCTCGCCAAGTTAAACTACCCTCAACATCGACGTTAGTACTACCACCAACAGGAGTTACACAAAGTACAATCTCGTCAGGTGTACCATCAATCAAACTACCAAGCTTTAAAGCGTTAGTTACATTTGCTTGTGTTGAACCTACGTTTCCAGCTTGTCTACCACCTGATTCTGCGAAACCTGAATCTATTATATAACCACCTGTGACAGTATTATTTGTTGCACCTAATGCATATTGAACTGCTGATTGATTTTGGGCATTATAAGTAAATGTATCTGCAACTGCGGGATTAAATCTAAGTTCCCAAATTAATCTATCGTCGCCTGTTTGTAATTGTAATTCTATATTTAAAACTTCAACGATTTCATTTAAATAATTAGGATGTAGTCTTATACCAATTAATGCATAAGTAGTATTTTCAGTATTAGCGTCTAAATGTGTTCCTGCTGTGTTTATACTTCTAACATTACCTAAAGGATTCTGGCCGCCCTCACTTATGATAGTACTACATATTTGGGTCATTGTAGATTCTGAACCAGTGCCATCATTTGAAATCTCACTCCTAAGGGGTAGGTTTGGATTACTCATATAAACTTCTGTTAAATTGTTTGCATTTAAAAATTCATGACAATAATAAATAAGACCATCAACAACAAAACCCATTCTAACCCTACCAACTCCTAACCATTCAAAATCAAAAGCCAATATATTAGTCTTAGTTAAATCAATCTCTATTCCAGATTTTCCAGTCCCATCAAACTTATCTATATTCCAATTTGCTTGTGTTATAACATTATCAACAGCTGAACCAGTTACATAAGTTCTTCTAACAAATGAAAGTACTCCTCCATTGTCTTGTAAAAATAAACCGTTGTTTTCGTCAAACATACCTTCTCTTTGAGTTATGCCTGAACAACCACTACAAAAAGTAAAAGTCATAAATGTCAAGAGACTTTTGCCCGGCTGGTAATTGAATCTTTGTTTTGTTTGTCTCACCCTTGTACCTGCAGTAGAATCAGAAACTGTTAAACTTTGGCTTGCAGTATCATTATCATAAGCTGTGCTTGTACCTGTTCCACTAGTTTCTTGATTATCAAAAAATAAAATTTGATTTTCTTCATCTGCATTTTGGTTAGGGTCATCAAAAATGTTTTTAGAATCAAAAATAGTTTCAGGGTTACTAACCCTTAACCTACCAAAAGCGTCAATGTTAGATGTGTCAGCTAATCTTGCAGAAACTTCTTGGTGCCCATATTTATTTACTCTTTGTCTTATCCAATTATCGTTTTCTTCTTCATAACCATAATTTAAACTTACACTACTTGCAGTTGTGTTGTTTACATCGACGTCATCGTCATCCAAAACATATTTAGTTCGATAATCTATAATATACGCAAAACCGTCGTCTCCAGTCCATCTTTTCCAACTTTGACTTTTCCAATCATAATAGTGCATTTCAGCTATTACGACTTGGGGTTGTTGTCCAGTTGCAACTGCATTGTCATCTATATCAGTAATAAATGGTGTCATTTTGGCACCAGCTGCACCAGCGCTATAATATCCGTAATTTCCAGAAGAGACACAAGCGGCATTATCTCTTTCGTCTTTAGAAGTTGTTAAATGGTCAGTATCTACTTTTAATCTGGTTGCACTTTCTGCGTCTTTAATTTCGACGGCCCCTATTTCTATATCAGCAGTAGAAAGTTCTGCGTCAACAGGCAATCTGTTTGTTGGTGTATAAGCTTCTCCTTCGTCATCGAATAGCCTTATTCTAATCCATCTTGGTAAACTCCAACCCATCAGTTTTTCTCCAATCTATATATCAAAGTGTCTAATTGGTATATATAGATATTTATATCATCTTCTACTGTTCGCACGTCAGTTGGATTATATTCAAAATCTTTTAGTGCTTCTTTTACAACTAAATTAGAATACATCTTCATTTCATCGATTTTCAGTCCTTCTTCGTCAGACGGAAAGAATTGGTAGAAAGATTTTCCTTTCAAAACATTACGTATAAAGAATCTTATTTGTGCTTTTCTATCGTTTTCAACGCCTAATTGCATTTCTTCTTCGATAGAATTAAAGAATTTCTTAGTAGCGAATATACAGTTTTCAATAGGCATTTCTATGTGTATATGATTTGGTCTTATCGCATACATAATTGGATAGTTTCCAATCTTCATAATTTTTCTAAAGTCTTCGAACTTTACAGGGTATAAGTTTTCTTTCATTTCTTAACGAATAATGTGCCTTCTTCAATTTTCTTAATATCTATTTCATCGCCTTCTTGGAAAGCAGGTTTATGTTTTTCTTGAATATCGCCGGCTTCGCCTTTTGTTTTGTGTTGAGCATACCTTGAACCGCCTAATTGAGAAGGGTCTTTTACAGTTGAATCCTGTTGAGGTCTAAAGTTTCTATTGACATTTTGTGTACCTCTCATTTGTTCCATAGTTTGCTGTTCATTAAAATCAGAGGGTGTATTGCTTGCTTCTCTTTTGTCTTGACCACTGACATCATCTTCTAAAGGATTTGTTGTTAATTTAGTTTGTTTAGGGTCAAGTGGATCGTCTAGTCCTATTCGATTTTTGTCTTCCTCGACTTGTCTAGAACCAGATACTTCTCCGATTCTCATAGCAGCTCTATCTTTATCAATAACACCAGCATTAAGTAAAGCTATTGAATTTGCAATTGATTGTGTTTCGTCTTGCTTAAATGTTTCTTTCCAAGTTACTTCTGGTACTTTAGGTTCTGATGCCAGCCAACTATCAAAGCTTGTGAGTATGTCTTCTACGACGTCTTCTTCTCCAAGCATTCTTTTAACTTCCTGCTTACGTTTTACCTCTTGGTAAATCTTCGGAGTTATTAATTTTTCCTCTATTTCATCTGCTAAGATACTTTGAGGTATTTTCGCTCTTGCCAAGAAAGTCTTATCTTGTTCAGAAATCATTCTGTCTGACGAGCCTTTAGGTTTAAAGTAAGTTTCTGGTACTCCCGTTGATGCAAATATCTGGGTATCTATGTCGTTAGTTAAATCTAAAATCTCTGCTTTACCTTTACCTACTGCAATTATTTGTGACTCCCATGAGTTTGTAGTGACTGGGTCAGAACCGGGTTCCATATCTTGCAATAATTCTACCATTTCGTTTTTCTTAGTCTCTACTTGTTTTGGGCCTAAGCCTTCTGCATTTAATCTCCAATGAATCATTGGTTTAGTGTATTTTTTATACAAGATAGGGGACAAAATGTTTATGTCTAATCTTGCAGTTGCAGGGTCTAAGCAAGTTTTTACTTCAGAGAAGCCAAACGGGTATTCAGTAAAATCATTGATTTTGAAATGCATAATGTCTTCTGGATGCATTACGATTGGAGTTGGATATGACAGCGTCACACCAGATAAAATATTCGGATTAAATCTACCGTCTGAGGGATATGAAGCGATAGTTGTACCGCCTATAATTGGAGGTAAATAAATATAGAATAATATTTTGGTTGTCATCGGGTCTAAGAAGATTTTCATTCTTTCCGGCTGCAATATAGTTATTTTATCGACTAAACCATTAATGTCTCTTCGTAAAGCCCAGTAAGAATTTCCATAAGTCCCAAGGTGAAATCCTGTTTTTATAAGTTTATTATTATTGATTTTTAATTTTTTAAATAGATATTTTCTTATGATCTTTTCTTCGGGCACTTCATTAGATTCTGTACCATAATTAACATCGAATCCACAACCAAGGCCAAGTTGTGCTTTAAGTAAAACTGAGCCATATAAATAAGGAACGTTCCAAACTAAATCAACATTTCTTGTATAATCTTCAGGTGATTTAATAGAGGACAGGGAAAAGTAAAGCGCCCAGCCTGTAAATACTTTTCCGTTTACAATATAAACTCGGTCTCCGGCCATAGCTTGAGCATAAGGGATTCCTAAAACTCTATCGTCCTCTGCTGTTTCTATTTTTCTTTTAACGACATAACTTTCTCCAGGATCGTCATACCGATTTCTTCTTTCAAAGACACGAGAGTTTCCGTTGTCTGCTACTTCAGCGATTAAATTAGGATTTTTAGTGCTCCATTTTTTCAATTCAGTTAAATTTCCTTTGGACAAAGCTTTCTTCTCGTTCAAGTTCATGTTTTTATCTAAGTAACCGCTAGAAATAAGATTCTGTTTTATTTTCTCTTGGTCTTTCGCAAAACCATGGTCCAAAGACATTGATTTTTTTATATCGTCCATAGACTTCTCTAGTTTTTTTTGAAATCTATTTGAAGAAAATGGTTCAAAATCTGGGTCTAAGTCGCTGTTTCCTTTTTTATCGGCCAACTTTATTTTTGGTTCAGTATTAGAATTTTTCATTTTTATATAATAATATACTTAAGAACTAATGGAATATTTAAATGTTTCTGAAATTTTTAAGCCATAACAAAAAGAATAAGAGTTTTAAATAATCATACATAAGCCGCATATCGTTGGCTCCTTCTCAAGTCAGCGGGCATATAGCTTCTATTGGTTTCCCTATAATCACGTCTTGATTTTTGATTTGCAAACAAGACTTCTTTTACTGAATTTTCTTTCGGTCCATGTACTTGTTCGTCTCTTCGTTCCCAAGGGTTTACGAATGTGCTTCTTACATTTGCCTCTCTAGAAATCATGATATTTTTCCAAGCAAGCAAAGTAGACCAAAGCGAATCGTCGTTTTCGTTTGAGGGATGATAAAACTTTTTCCTACCGAGCGGATCAGTTTCATACTGCTGATTCAAGAATTCAGATAATAGTTTCTCTGCAGATGCGGGAAGGGCAACTTGGAACTTCTCGAGCAGAGTTACAGCGGTATTTACCATTTCAGCTTTATTTTTCTGGGTGAAGGCTATTGCGCTTCTTTTCTTGGTTTTATCTATGAATGCAGGAACGTTATTTTCAATTAGGCTCTCCATAAAGCCTTTCTCATTCGTATAATCAAAGTTAAATTCGCACCACTGGTAAGCCTTATAAAACATTCCAATTACTTGTGCTATTTTCTTGTATTGAGTATCCAAAGGAAATTTAAGCATTACTTGTAATCTGATTGGTCTTTCATCGGTTCTCCATATGGTGAAGACAGTATTATCATTTTGCTTTCCTAAATCTAATCCTGCGACGAATTCTGCTCCATTATTTACTAACTCAATAATTTTCTCAGCCATAGCTTTGGTGAAAAGTTGGTAGTCGGATAAATAATCGTATTTCTGTATAACTTCTCTTCCAGTCGGTCTTCCGTTTTTGCTTTCTGGTTCGAACAATCTTGAAGGAAATGCTAAAACTCCTTCTTCTACGAACTCACATAAATATTCTTGTCTCCATAAAGCATCTGGTGAAATTTCTTTTTGGCCCATTACATATTCCTTTGACAAGAAAGGGCATTCGAACCACATCTGTTTAACTACTGTAACATTTGGTGACAATATTGACTTATAAAAATGGTTTTTAGTTTTTGGAGTTCCACTTTCTAAAATTATAGCATTTGTTGTTGCTCCAAAGGGAAGAACATCTCCAGAATACTTTGCGTCTGTTATATCTTGACTTTCATCTATTACAATACATGTAGCTGTAAAACCTCTGATTTGGCTTCCTGGTGAAGCACTCATAAATTTACAGAAGTTTCCGTTCTTTGCAACGATTTTCTCTGAGTTCATCTTTATTATAAAATTAGATATAAACTCACTTTTGTTAATCAAAGTGGACATTTTGTCGTAGATTAGAACGTGCTGGTCTTTGATTGGAGCTACTATTGCAATCTGTTCTTTTATATATTCAGGCTTCGCTTTTTCGTTTACTTTTACTACGCCGCCTTTACCATATAGTAATCTCCATACTAGATAAGAAGCCGTTACTGTTGACTTTCCGGTTTGTCTACTCCATAAATTTAGAATGTGTTTTTTAGTTTTAGTAGCCTCTAAAAATGATTTTTGTTTTTCTGACAGCGTTCTTCCTAAGAAAACTTCGATAAAGTAAATGGGATCGTTTTCAAACATTTTAATTAATTCGATTTCTTCTTTTACGCTAGCCGAATCAACCATTATTAAGTGCCTCTAAAATATTCGTTTTCTTTTTCTCGCGGATTTTTAATTCTTTAATTAGGTATGCAGTAAAGTCTTTGTCTGATTTAGTTGTTTCATCTGATTTAAGCATTCTATCTAGAATTTCTGTTGTCTCGACTATGATTTTAGAGATATCAGATTTTTGTTTTAGCAAAGGGTTCTGATAATAAACGGGTCCAGCCGGTGTTTCCTTTTTAAGAATTAAACCTAGATTAGTGAATGCTTTATTTGCTCTACTTGAATTTAAGATATTCGAAACTAGCTCTTTAACAATCATATAAACACGTGGGTCTAAAATGTCATAGCCTGCGTCTACAAACTTTTGTAATGAATTTAGAACTTCGTCTTTCTCGAATCTACATCTAGTGTCTTTTAATGTTTTGTATGCTTGACTTTTTAGATAGTTATTATAAACGTAATCTCTTTTTTCGTTTGCTCTTAAAACATTTTCTGCAGAATTGTCCAGCTCGATTTCTTCTTCGTATATATCTTCTGCTATTTGTTTTGCTTTTTCTTTAAGTGGCTCAATTTGTTCTTTAGAAAGTTTACATTCTAGAACGATAGGACAATTTACGCATCGCATAATTTCATATTCAAACTTTTCACATAGTTGAACTACCGATTCGTTAATCTTAGTAAGAGTGTTATTTTCTTCTTTTTGTAAAGCATTGTCCATATTATTATAATAACAAAGGATATATTTATATTTTTCTATATAATATTAAGTTATTAAGTATTTATTGTAATTATTATATTATCATAATATATCATAAGATTAACAAAGATATACCAAATTTGAACTTTATGGTTTTGTAAGTATATTTATATTAATATAAAAACAGTTCAAATTTGGTACCTTAAAATTACTTCTTTAGAAGCGGTGAAAGTGGATATATGATTTGCATAGCAAAAAAATTAAAAAGTGAAAGTGGATATATGATTTGCATAGCAAAAAAAATAAAAAGCGAAAGTGGATTATGGATTTTCTTAGTGTAAAGTCGTGTAAGGATTTTCTTAGTGTAAAGTCGTGTAAGGATTTTCTTAGTGTAAAAATTAAAAAGCGAAAGTGGATTATGGATTTTCTTAGTGTAAAGTCGTGTAAGGACGGTTGGCTTCATACTATACCCCCTATTCTATTATATATTTTCTAACATCTATTTTACAAACTATATTCTATAAAACATACTTTAAAATATATATTCTATAAAATATACTTCATAAGATACACAATAAAAAATAAATAATAAAATCTATATTCTATAAACCATATATCCTATTTTCTATATTCAAACATATAAAAAATAAAATCATAATCTATAATATCAATCAAAAAATCAACATTATCAAAAACCATTTTTCACCTCTTAATAATAAAACAAAAATAAAAAATAAAAAATTAAATATTCATTTTATTAATACTTAAAAAATTACTACCTTTATTCTTATTCTTCAAATTTCTCACTTTTTCCACAATATCAATATAATTTATATCAATATTTTTTAACTCTTTTTTCCTCACTTCCTCAACTTCTTTTCTTTTTTCTTCATTCCACTTAACAACTCCACTACTACCTTTTACCCCAAAATACCTTTCTATTCTTCTATACCCATTTACCCCCCTACTTTTTACATTTAATTTATATTTATTCAAATATAAATCTTCACATTCTTTTTTATCTTTTCCTTCACTTTCTACTAAAAACAACAAAAATTTTTCTTCTTCACTAATTTTATTCAAATCATATTCTTTTTTATTAATCTTACTACTTACTACTTCCAATTTATCTATATTTTTTTCCATTTCTCTCAACTCCATTAATTACATAAATTTTTATACATAATTAATACTATTAATAAATACATACTACTATATAAATATTTATATTCTACAAACTATATATTCTATTTTACCAAAACCTTTATATATAACCTATATTTTCCTAAAATTTTTAATATATCCTCACTAAACTATATATTCCAAACTATATATTCCAAACTATATATTCCAA